CACCAGATGTTGATCTCAGCGGCCCGATTTCTGCACTCACCACCATCGCGTCTAATCTAAGCGGACTAAACAGTCAGCTTGCGGCTGCGATTCCTGTCGCGTCGTCACCCGTTCCTCCTCCACCGCCCGCCGCGCCTATTATTCCTGTCGGCGCCTAAAAGCATTCGAGGCAATCCAGGGGCGTGTGTGTGTCATGGCATGCGCCTCTGATGAAAAGGACGGCGCACAACATGGAGTTCTTTCATCACCAACATAATGCGTCGACAGTGAATGTCGTCCCAACTCCGGGAGTAAACGTCACGATGACTACCGAAACACTGTTACAGAAGATCGAAGGTGGCGAAAAGAAGTTCATCTCCGTTCTTGAACAGGCTGGCAAGGATGCGGAAAAGGGTCTGGTGTTCGCGCAGAAGTACGCGCTGCCGCTGGCATCGTTGGCTGGCATCTTGTTCCCTGCGGCCGCGCCTGGCGCCACTGCGGTGGTCACCGCTGTAGGCTTGATCCAGAACGCGGTGCTTGAGGTTAAGGCAAAGGCCTCGGCGTTGCCTACTGGACTGACACCAGCACAGATGCTGGCAGACGAGATACAGCTTGTCGAGCCTGCTGTTGTCTCCCTGCTCGCGTCTGAGCACATCACAATTGACAGCGCCGAACTGGCGGCCAAGGTGCAAGCTGTGGTTGCCATCCTCAACAGTCAGGCGGTGCTATAGATGCCGCCGCTTCTGCAGTACGACCCCACCGGCGCAACGTTCTCACCTATCCCAGCGGAGGAGTATAAAAAGCTGGTCGCGACGTTGGGCACAAACTCGAAGGTCACCAAGCTTGTAAGCAGCGGTGACACCGGCTCGTGTGAAGTGCAGGGCGTTGACTTCGCGTGGGCCTACTACGACGCCACTGCAAGCCTAAAGGTGACAATCACTGCGAAGCACGGCCTGTTCGTTGCGCACGTTCCGAACGCTCGCTCGCCTAAGCGCACCAGCAATCCTCGTTGACCTCGCCACTGAGCCTCTGGGCACACGGACGGGGCCACAAGTAGGCCCAGCGGAGACCCTGCGCCCATGCAAGGGGGGAGGGGGGGTCAAATCTCTACAATGCCCGACCCTGTACCGCACTGCAAGCCATCCGCAAACTTTCGCAGGTTTACAACTTTGTTTCTTCCCCGAGAGTTGGTCAAGGAAAATGCCGGTCGCTTCAAGGTCAATCAGTAAGGCTGTCGCAAAGAGAAAGCAGTCGGCGAGAGCGGTCCCAGTTGTCGGGACTCTGCAACTCACCGACCTGATCCCAGACAAGCGGAACGCCAACCGGGGCACCAAGCGCGGGGGCGAGCTGGTCGCGTCATCACTGCGCGACTATGGCGCCGGTCGTTCCATTCTCCTCGACAAGCACGGGCGGGTTATTGCCGGGAACAAGACGGCGATGCAGGCGGGTAAGGCGGGTTTCGCCGACGTGCTGGTGGTGAAGACGCGCGGCAAGCAACTGGTCGCCGTGCAGCGCATGGATCTGGACCTGGATGTGGACGACGCGGCGAAGGCGCTGGCGATCGCGGACAACAGGACCGGCGAGGTCTCACTGGAATGGGATGCCGAGATTCTCAAGGACATGGCCGGCGAAGTAGACCTTGCCCAGTTCTGGACAAGCGACGAGCTGAGCAAGCTATTCGGCGAGGCCAGCCCGCTGCAGGGGATGACGCAGGAGCAAGGGCTATCCTATCGCGTCATTGTCGAATGCGATGGGGAGAAGCATCAGGCCACGATCATGCAACAGCTTGAGGCCCAGGGGTTGAAATGCCAGCTATTGATTTCGTAGTCGAATCTCAGATCGACCGCACCGTTCGCGTGAAGCAACTAGAAGCAATGTTTGACGTGCCGGCCGCGGAGCGAGCGCGCATCGCGTTCAAAGGCGACTGTCCCGTTGAGACGTTCGACTGGAACGTCGGACTCATCGTCGGTCCCTCGGGCTGCGGTAAGTCGTCCATTCTCTCGCGGCTGTTCGCAGCGCCTGTGCAGCTCACCTGGAAGGCCAAGAGCGTCGTGGATGACTTCGACCCTGCGCACTCCATGCAGGACATTTCGGAGATATGTCAGTCGGTCGGCTTCAACACGATCCCGGCGTGGATGCGACCATACGCGGTCTTATCGAACGGCGAGAAGTTTCGCGTGGAACTGGCGCGGCGTCTGCTGACAAGCGAGGCGCTGATAGCCATGGATGAGTTCACCTCGGTGGTCGATCGCCAGGTGGCGCAGATCGGCGCGCATGCCGTTCAGAAGTATGTGCGTAAGCGTGGCAAGCCGCGGTTCGTGGCGGCGTCGTGTCACTATGACATCCTCGATTGGTTGCAGCCCGATTGGGTGCTGGAGCCAGCGACCATGCACTTTGCGCGGAGGTCACTTCAACGACGGCCACCCATTGACATTGAGATTCGTCGCGTCCGATACGAATACTGGGCCCTCTTCGCGCCGTTTCACTATTTGACGGCGGATCTGAATCACGCTGCAGTCTGCTATTGCCTTTACGCCAACGGGCAGCCTGCCGCGTTCGCCGGCGTTCTGCATCGACCACACCCAAAAGTAAAGAACATCAAGGGGCTCTCGCGTCTCGTAACGCTGCCTGATTGGCAGGGACTGGGGCTGGCGATGATTCTTGCTGAGAAGCTCGGCGCTGCCTATCGCTCGGCTGGATTTCGCTTCCGGACCTACCCGGCGCACCCGGCGCTGATTCGTGCGTTCGGCAAGTGGCCCCAGCACTGGTCACTAGAGAAACGAGCCGGGACATACAGCCCACGCGAGGGGAGAAGCTCGACGTTGCAGAGCGCAGATAAGGAGCACGCGCCAGGCTTCGGGGGGCGCCCCTGCGCCACTTTCGAGTATGTTGGCGCGCCTATGGAAAGAGCGGAAGCTCAGGAGTTTCTGGCGGCGTAGCTGGCAGCAAGAGGGAGACGGCGTAGAGACCTTGCGCGCCTCTTCGACTGATGGGATGTTCAAGACGGCGGGGGTTGCGCAGCAACCAGTGGTAGTGGCCAGGGTCGGCCCACATCGAAGTGGACGTGCGGATGCAGCCCGTGAGTTCGACCGTCCCAATAATGGCAGAGCGTCTCAGTCTATGCGGGTTCAGCAGAAGCGTTCCGCAGATGTCGGCATCCACCTGTGCCCCAGCGTGAATCGCCAGGAGGCCGCGGTACGGGGTCCCCCAGGTGCGGTTCTCTACATCCTTGCCGAGAGCGAAGATGGCCTCGGCCCAGTGCGCGTGAAGCGTGATGCATTTGCAGAGTGTTTCGGTGCCTGTCACAGAGTTCAGTTTATCTCAGCGGATGGAATCAGGGGGGGTATGGGTTTACGTGGTCCAGCACCGAAGCCGACAGCCGTCCGGAAGCTCGAAGGCAACCCGTCGCGCCGCCCGTTGCCGGAGAATGAGCCGCAGTATGCGCTAGGTGTGCCGACGAGACCAAAGAAGATGAGCCGCCAGGCGAGAGCTGTCTGGGATGAGCTTGTCGGGGAGATGCAGTACACGGGGCTGCTCTGTCATGTCGACCAGCGAGCTCTGTGGCAGCTGGCCGAAGATGAAGCCATTCTCTCCGAGGTCTACTCCGGCATCTGGCAGATGGTCGCTGCACTCGAGAAGAAAGCCCGCGAGGAGAAAAAGAAGATCCCCGGCGGCGCTCTCTTCGCGATTCTGAACATGACCAGCGGCCGGCTTGCCATGAGCGCCATTCGCAGTCTCGCCAACCGCGTCATCATTGAGCGCCGCGAGTTTGGTCTGACTCCCTCGTCGCGCTCGCGCATCGAGAGTAACCCAGACGGGGCACGCGGGATCGTAGACCCGCTTGAGCTGAAGCTGTGTGGGTAGTCGTGAGTACAAGCCAGCCACTTGTTTCTGGTGCAGCGCCGACACGTGGTGCGAGACGCGCGACAACGGCAAGCCGATGTGCCGCGGTTGCAAGGTCGAACGCTTCTACTCAGAGATTCTTTATCCGCCGCTCGGGTATCGCCTACTCGGCTGGCACAGAAAAGTCATCCGAGACATTTTCGGAACCGTGCGGCTGGAAGACGGGGCGCGGCGCTACCAGCGCGGTTACGTCTCGACAGGTAAGCAGAATGGAAAATCGTTTCTCACGGGCGGGTTGCCCCTCTATCACATCACCATGGAAGACGAATTGAACCCAGAAGCCTATGGCGCAGCGGCCGCCAAGGAGCAGGCCGGCATCGTCTTCAAGGCAGCGGCCATGCTGGTGAACGCCAACCCTGATCTTCGCTCGCGGCTGAAGGTTATCCCCAGCACCAAGCGTATCGTGCGGCGTGATGGCGGCGGCATGTATCAGGTGCTCTCAGCGGATGGCGACGTGCAGGACGGCATCAGGCCGAGCCTGCTGATTCGCGATGAGATGCACCGCTGGAGGAGTTCAAAGGCCGAGACGCTGTACGACGTCACGACCAAGGGGCAGATATCTCGCGACGAACCGCTGGACCTTGCAATCACCACAGCGGGCGCTGAGTACGAATCGCCGCTGTGGTTTCAGGAGTATGAGCTTGCTAAGCAGGTGCTGAGCGGCGCCGTCCCCGTGCCTGGCTTCTATGCAGCGATCTGGGAAGCGGACAAGAAAAAGCTCGATGCGGATCCAAACTATTGGAAATCACGAGAGGCGCGCGTCGCCGCAAACCCCAGCCACGAAGACAACGGTGGGTTTCTTAAGGACAGCGCTATCGTCCGCGAGATGGACAAGGCGTTGACTCAGCCGGCTCAGAAGACGAAATATCTTCGCTACCATTTGAACACTCCCATTGCCACGCAGCAGGCTCCCATCATCGACATGTCCAAGTGGCTCGCGTGCGGAGGGGATGTCGATCTGCGCGAGTGGCCAACCTACGATGTGGACTATCTGATCAAAAAGTGGAATCTGCTCGACAAGCCGTGCTGGGTTGGCGTTGACGCGTCATGGACAACCGATATGACCGCGGTCGTGTTCGGCTTTCCACCGTTCGGCGGACTCGCTGCATGGACCTTCCTACCGTTCTTTTGGGTGCCACAAGAGCGGGTC